ATCTTATACAAATGGGTTCAAATAGTAGTCGATGCTTTTGTTACTGTAAAAATAATAAACTAAAAAATAATGAATTTATAATAAATGAAGAAGGTATGACAATAAATCCGCTTTATGATATAGAGTTTTTTCATGAGGAGATGGACACGGTTGAAGCAAATGAAATAGGTGCAGATGAAATAGGCGCAAATGAAATAATAGAAGAAAATAATGGAAAAAAAGACCGACCAAAACTGAATCGGAAATCGAAGAATGAAATCAATGAAGAATTTTATAACCATTCCAAAGAAGCTTTGCAAGATTTAGATAACTACTTGTTTGGATTTTATTAGAGTGTCAATATATGAATGAGAACGCCAAAATATAAAAAAATACGTAAAATTAAACGAACACATAAAAAAATGCAAAAGCGTAGCATGTATGGCGGAGTGACAGGTAAATATCCTCTAAATCCGTTACCAGTTTTCACAGAAGGTTATGAAACAAGTTCTTTAAAAAAAGAGAATATAGTAGATAAAGAATATGATAATTCCCCTATAGTTATAAAAGATCATCCTCGTTTTAAAGGATATCCACAAGCTTATATAAATGATGATGGTGTATTATCTAGAATGAACCCCAAACGTTGGAAACCAGAGAAGTATGATTTTAAAGGAGTAAATAAACACGACGGCGGAAAAAATAGAACCAAAAAAAATAAAGGTGGTGCTCATACCTACGAGTCAATTAAATCGCCTAGTTTTGTTCGTTCTAGAGGGAGAGATAGATCAGGACCTTATAACCGGTTTGATTATATAAAAGTGCGCCCAGCACCTCCCCCGCCATTACCGCCTTCTCGAAAAAATAAAAAAAATAAAAATATAGATTTTAATATATGAAAAAAAAAGATAGTTCAAGCAAAGCAGGAGCAAGCAAAGCAGGAGCAAGCAAAGCAGGAGCAAGCAAAGCAGGTACAAGCAAAGCAGGTACAAGCGAGGCAGGTTCAAGCAAAGCAGGTACAAGCGAGGCAGGAGCAAGCAAAGCAGGTACAAGCGAGACAGGTTCAAGCAAAGCAGGAGCAAGCAAAGCAGGTACAAGCGAGGCAGGTTCAAGCGAAGCAGGTTCAAGCGAAGCAGGTACAAGCGAGGCAGGTACAAGCGAGGCAGGTACAGACACAAATGCAAAACCAAAAGGAAAGTTGTCATTGACTGACCTTATTCTAATGGGTTTAGGGAATATTGTGGGCGCGGGTATCTTTGTCATCATTGGTAAATCAATTAAATTTGGTGGAAATAAATCGTTATATGCCCTTCTTATTGTCGCAATTATAAGTTTAATTATGGGATTTTGTTATCTTGAAATTTATAGTCGGTTTAAATCGAATATTACAGAATATTTAGCGGTACAAAATACTATGGGGGAAAATTATGGGCAATTAATGCTTTACCTAACATATTTCTTTGCTGTTTTCTCAGCGGTTACTATTGTAATCTCTGTATCAAAATACTTGTCCTCGCTCGGGTTTTTATCTAAATTCAAAGACTCATCCTTTTTCCAAAAAAGTGTATCCATATTTTTACTTTGTCTTATGAGTTTTATTAATTATATGGGTATCGAGACATCCAGTATTGTGGCCAATAGCATTTCGATTTTAATGCTTCTTATTCTGGGTTTTATTATTGCGGTTAGTCTTAAATTTATTACGATTGATAAAACTTTCAAAGGGCCATCCGTTCCATTTAATTCTTTTGTATTATCGTCAGTTTTATCACTCTTTTTATTCAATGGTTATGATTTCCTTGTAAAAATTAGTGATGAATCAGCCGACCCAAAAAATAACCAAATTGCTTTAATTTCGTCAATTTCTATTACTACAGTAATTTATTTCTTAATTATTATTTCCGCTATTTGTGTTCTTGGTTATAAAACTGCTAGTAATACACCAAATATGATTACTAAAATGTATCAAGTCTTGACAAATAAAACGGTTTCTTATATTGTCTACATTATTGGTGCATTTATTATGTTCAATACTGCATTTTTATCAGCCCTGTCTGCAACAAAATTTATGCAAGGCTTAGGAAAAAAAAACAAAATATCATTTTCCAAATTCTGGTCCAAATCAAATGAACACAAGTCACCATCTAATGCCATATATGCAACTCTTGTCATTTCAATTCTGTTAGCTATTATCAATAATGAAGTTTTAATGACGATTTTTACAAATACAAGTTGCATCATGATACTTTTTCTCATTTCCGTTGCAATTCTTATGCTGCGCTGGAGCGAAAGAAATAATGCAAATGCACAACATACACATAATTATATTAGAGGCAATATTAACAACATACCTATTGTCGTGATACTTAACTTATGTGTGTTGGTCTACATATTTTATCTTATGATAAAAAATAAATTTTGGATTGGAAAGGTTTAATTATAGTTTTTAATCAAATTTCTCCAACAAGCCCGGATAATTAATATAAACATTCAATTGATATACCCCCGTATCAATCGTTTCACATTCTTTATTTTCTTTAATATAATCCGTAACCCTTTGCCGAACCTTTTCTTTCACTTCTTGAAAATGTTTGCGCATAATATCGACAAAACAAGCGAATTCTTGCTTAATTTTTACATTACATAGCATACCAAAAATCGCCACTTGGATATTCTTATAGGTAATAATTTTATTGTAATTCAGAAAATCCTGATGGCTTTTAGTAACACCCGGCTCGTTTAAAAGTGGCGTCTCATTGAATACGGTACATATTGCCAAGAGCACTGACGAAATTGTCTGGCAGCCGCTCCATTGATCGCCCTTCCACGTATTCAAAATAGAGAGACAGACTTTCCCGCTCCGATATAAATTCGGATTAAAACGAGTCGTCCCATCACTCGTACAAAATTCTACTTCCGGCGGCGCATGCGGATAATTCGCCGGAAACTTAAATTTGAAGAAATAAAAACCGTCGGCATAGGGCGTACCTTGCGGTCCAATAATGAGCGCTTTGCCTTTCAACATATCGGTATCGTCGTGTTCATAATAGATTCCATGCGCCGACAAAGGATTCGTCCTAATTTCTTTGATATCGCTGATGATACGTCGCATGGTATCCTTACTGAGAAAAGTCGGCTCGGTTATATTTTTAGATGGACCTAATGAAGCCATTATTACTATTCTTATATTTAGTTATATTTATGTTATATTCTCTTTATATATTTATGTGATGATACTATGAGGGTATTATTATATATAGGTATTATTTCATATATATAATAATACCGTTAAAAGTTACCGTTATAAAAACAACAATATGTTAAAAAATTGAATATAAAAATTTCTTGTTTATATATAACAAGTATACAAGATGGCTACTACAAAAAGCAGCAATTTAAGTAAATATTTACAAGAACATGAGCATAAACGCTCTCCGGATAAAGAATGCACCCATACTCGCATAGGAAGTAAGGATTCAGGTATATATGCCGGCGCCTATCATATTCCCGAGACAGATTGGACAAATTTTATGCAAACCTATTATCAAAACGTTATTGTAAAAGGTCAGCTAGAATATTTGACGGAGAAACAACTCGTTGAAAATGGCCCAATCATGCTCGATTTTGATTTCAAGTATGATACAACAATCACGACCCGACAGCATAAACCAGAGCATATTGAAGACGCCTTATTGGAATATATGACCGAAATACGTAAGCTCGTCGATATTACCGATGGTACCAATATTGAAGTCTTTGTGATGGAAAAAAATGATGTGAATAAATTGGCCGACAAGACCAAAGACGGTATTCATATTATTATCGGCGTGCAAATGCACAAAGCCTTACAGGCCATGCTCCGGACAGCAATGATTCCTATTATAAAAGATTTATGGGACGATTTGCCGATTAAGAACGACTGGCACGATGTCTTTGACGAAGGCGTCACGAAAGGCAGTGTGAATTGGCAAATTTACGGTTCTCGCAAACCCGATCATGAAGCTTATATGGTGAAATATCACTATACATTCAATTACTCTACTGCAGAAGAATGGACTTATCGGGAACATCCGTTAAACAAGTTCTCAACAGAGAAGAATATATTAAAATTATCCGCTCGTTATACTGAATATCCCGGCTTTCCGATGAAAGAGGAAGTCTACGAAGCATTTGAACTCAGTAAACGTTATTTAAATAAAAAAGAAGGTAATAAAGATAACGCCGCAGCAGCTAATGCGAAGCAGTCTAAAAAAATATTAGCAGCGTCTACTATTACTAGTTACAGCGATATTCGCGATGAAGCTACGCTAGACGCCGAATTAGCCATCATGTTCAATTTGGATACGATTGATCCGACGGAATATAAGCTGAAAGAAGCGCACGATTATACGATGATTCTGCCGGTCTCTTATTATGGTCCCGGCAGCTATAATAAATGGATCAAAGTCGGGATGGCTTTACGTAATGAATCGCCCAAGCTCTTCTTAACCTGGCTGAAATTCAGTTGTCAAGAAAATTGTCGCGACACTTTGAAAGGTGCAAATGGTAAATTTGACTGGTCCAGTGTACCCGAATTGTATACCACTTGGGAACGTTTTGCGGTGAATCGGTCGAATCCATTGACCCATAAATCGATTATGTATTGGGGCCGTACAGAGGTGCGGGAAAAATACGACGAGATATGGAAACAAAGCACCAACTTTTATGTAGAACAATCGCTGCAAGGCGGTACAGAATTTGACTTGGCGGCTGTTTTGTATAGTATGCGAAAGGACAAATATGTCTGCACAAGTATTAAAAACAAGGTGTGGTACGAATACATTAATCATCGCTGGCATGAAATTGACTCGGGTAATACTTTGCGTATGACTATTTCCAAAGAAATGCACAAAATATATGCAGATCGGCTTAGTGAATCATTTACACAGGTTCAGCTCATGGATCCGAGCAAAGAAGAAGAAAGGAACGCCCATATGAAGAAAAACAAAATATTGGCTGAGATCGCCATTTCTTTGAAAAAAACACAACCGAAACAAAACGTTATGAGTGAAGCGTGTCTGCATTTCTACGACAAGCGTTTCCTAGAACAATTAGATAATAATACGCATCTCTTATGTTTCAATAATGGCGTGATTGATTTCAAGCAGAAAGTCTTCCGCAAAGGTAATCCCGAAGATTGTCTTTCCAAGTGTACCGGAAATGATTATACGCCATATGACATCATTATGAAACATCATACGAAAATCGTTGCCGAAATCAATACGTTTATGAAGCAAGTCTTTCCGATCAAAGAAGTAGAAGAATACATGTGGGATCATTTAGCCTCTTGTTTGATCGGGGTCAATAAAAATCAGACTTTCAATGTTTATATTGGCTGTGGTGCCAACGGTAAGTCTATGGTAGTAGATTTGATGACCAAGAGTCTAGGCACTTATGCGCAATCGATGAGTGCGACACTATTGACGACTAAACCGGCCGCTATTGGTTCTACTTCGTCTGAATTGGCGCAAACACCCGGCGCACGTTTATTGACTATGGCGGAAACTTCGAAGGGTGCAAAACTAGAAGAAGGCACGATGAAATTGTTTTCAGGCGGTGACAAAATACAAGCCCGGCAACTCTTTCAAGAAAGCATGAGTTTCACCCCGCAATTCAAGATGGTTTTGATGACGAATCATGATTTAGAAATTACAGCTGTAGATGATGGTACTTGGCGGCGATTACGTTATGTAGATTTTGTATCTAAATTTTACGATTATGAAGGTCAATTTCCTCGTTCGGAATATCCGTATCAGTTTCCTCGCGATGAAAGCCTAAAAGAAAAGCTAGATGACTGGGCGCCTATATTTATTTCATTACTTGTCGAACGGGCCTTTAAAACAGATGGTTTAGTCAAAGATTGTGAGACGGTATTACGTGCTAGTAAGAAGAAGCGTGATAATAGCGATTATTTGGCTGGCTTTATGAGCGATAAGGTCCGACAAAAGGAAGGTAGAAAGATTAAGAAAACCGAAGTATTGGAAGAATTCAAAACTTGGTATCAAGAAAACAATCCTGGTAAGGCTCCGCCCAAAGGTAAAGAGGTGGTGGATATGATGAATTTGAAGTTTGGCGAGTGTACGAAGAATGGCTGGCGTAATGTTGAAATTATTCGGGACGATGATGACGAAGACGACGGGGAGACCCCGTGAGCCCCCACTGGGGGTTCCACCCCCTCGCCCCCACTTTCGGGGAAATGTTGAAACGATTTTTTTCATAATCCTTTAAAATTATGAAAAAATTTATATAAAAATATTAATTCGCCGTTGTTATATCCGGCGGCGAA